GACTTACTGGGTAAGCATATAAACTTTGAGATGCCGCTAAAGATGTTGGATGAGCGTCATACAAATTTAAATAAAATCTAGCAGCTTTACTACCTGAATCTGGTATTAATCTTGAAACTATTGATTCTGATATATTGGTTAAATCAAATTTAATTAGAGTTCGCGACACCTCTTTAAATGCACCAGTGTCATTAACATCTTTTCTTATTTCAAGTATTTCATCTAAACCTGAATTTAAACTTGAACTATTTTCATATAAGGTTGTATCTTTATCTGCAAATGTAAAATAATGCATTTATTTACTCCGTTATCCCTAAGTTATCACCAACAACTTTACCCTTTATATCTGAATTAGGATATTTAATCTCAAATATACTTGGGTCGAGGGCTGGATACAATACACCATCAATTAAACCACTACTTATGTCGTAAAAATTACCAGAATAACCTTCTTCTAATTTATATTTATTTTCAATTACAATTGTTTGGGGGGGCGTAGTATTATTTTCAACTGGTGGTACAATAGATGCCACACCATCAACTAAAGATATTTCATATGCTATATCTGATACTATAATTGGTTGACCAATTTGTAATCTATCAATGTCAAAGAAATCTTGAACAGCACTTACACATCTAAGTAGAACATCGTTTTTATTAAACCCGGTTTTTGTTAATATAGCAAAATTAACGGCAACATTAATAACATACGCGTCTTTAATATTAATAGCATCAGTAACTAATCTAAATTGAGATAAATAAGTTTTTAAATTTTCTTTACTTGTTTGATTCATTTTTGTTAATTTTTTATCTGAATTAAATCCAAGTGTGTACATATTCATAGCTAATGGATTTAAGAATCTACCTGCTTGAAATGACCTTAGTGTTCTACCAGCGTCAACATCAGCTAAGGTGACTTGTCTCTCCAAGTCTATTGAATCAGCATCTCTATTTAACTGGTCATCTTGTACTAAGTGAATTTTAGCAATATTACCATATTTTGCTGGAAGTGAGTATGCTCTAACAATATAATCTTCCTTTGTTACCGCTCGTTGTTGAGCTTGATAATAGGCTAATGCACTTTCACGAACTTCTCTGATTGTTTGACCAGATGAACCACCAGTAGCTGGGTTAACATTTGTGAACACTACAGAATCTTTAGATTCTTGAACTGAAGACGCGTTTAGTAAAGTATCTTGTATTTGATAACTGATACTTGAAATATTAGTTACATCACCAGAATTTACATTATCGTCTATACCACCACCATGTGAATACTTAATTGTAAGAGTTGTATTTGATGGGGCTAAACCAAAGGCTTTTGTTTTCAAAAAGTTACTTGGGTCAAACGCTGATGTTAATTTAGATGGACTACCTGGTAAATTAGAACCAACCATATCTGGGTTTGGAACTATTTCTTCATCAGGATTATCTGATATACCAGCTCCAAATCTAATGATTGTTTGGTCACTTTCATTAATGAATGTTGTAAACCTACGAGATACTTTTTTTAATTTTAATATGTATGGTACAGTTTCCCTATCTTCAACTAAGTCTGGTGAGTTCAATGTATTAGCTTCCATATCTACAAAAACAGTATCTCTAGCTAAAGAATCTACTTCATACCATTTATTATCATCACTATCAGTACACGAAATAATTTCAATTACATCAGAATTGGCAAGTTTAATTTGAGAATATTTAGTTGCTGTTGCAAAACTAAATGTTTCTGTTACTATAATACCACTTTCAGCTTTTACTTTTTTCTTTAATAAAAATTTAGTTACAACTCCACCATCACTTTCTAATATTGATGTTTCACGTGGGTCGTATGAACTTGAAAATTTAAAATTTACATCTTCTAATGTTCTAAATGTTGTACTGGTTGAACCAGCTGTTATTGTAGCTCCAGCTTCAACATTAAGTGCATATCTAAGGTCTGGTTTTTGATTTAGAGCTGGAATAGATTGAAATACGTCTAATACAACTGAAGATGGTGATGTAGTTTTTGGTTTATAACCAAACGATTGAGCTATAGTATAAATGTTTCTTTTTTCTTCAGCATAAGCAAGAAGTGATTCTCTAAATTGTGAATCTATATAGTATGAAAGTACATCACCAACATACGCCGCCATTTCAATAAACATCATACCAGGTGACGCTTCATTGAAATCGTTATATGTGTTTGGAAAATATACTTTTGCAAACTCAATTAAATTATCTCTAAAATCACTAAAATCTTTATTAAGATAATTAACTGATTTTACCATATTCTTTTTTACTGATGTACGTGGCATTTAAAAACTCCTAATATACAGTAGCTGTATAAGATGCGTTTACTGTTATTGATTCTAAAGTACTTGGATTTAATGTAGTCGAATATTTTACTTGTACAAAAATTTTATTTTCATCACCCTCTTCATTAAGAGTATTAACCTCTTGTACAATAATATATGGTAACCAAGTTGAAACGGCTCTTCTAACTTCTTCTTCAATTCGCGTTGGTAATTCATCATCTATCTGTTCAAAACAAAGTTCTCTTATTCTACTACCAAATTCAGGTTGTCCTACTCTCTCACCAGGATAAGTTAGAAATAAATTTTTTAGATTATGTTGAGCTTGTTCTAATGAAGTTTTTGTTAACTTAAAGTCATTATTGTTATCTCTTCGTATTGGAAAAGATAAACCAATATAGGTATCAGGATTTAAATCTTTTTCTTGAGCTCCTGGCATTATCTACCTTTCTTTTTATCTAAAGCTTTCATCAGTTCACTATAATCTCGTGTTAAAGCATTCGTTACCGCTTCTGGCACTTGTTCTGTGGTAACACCGGCTTTTTTCATAGTATCAATAGCTACCATATCTCTTTTAGCCTCTTCTGGTTTACTATATCCTAATAATTCAGTCATACGATTTGTATCAAATCCACCACCACCTAATGTTGGATATTCTTCAATAGGTTGTTTTTTTGAAAGTGCAACAGTTTCATTTAAAACTTTATTTAACGCTTCGTTTTTTGTATATGTTTTACTCGGTGTTACACTTGATTCTTTAATTTCAGATACTATATTTTGTAATTTAGGGGAAGTTTCTTCTTTTATAAATATCTTCTGAACTTCTTTTTGTACCTCTCTACGAACTACTTCTCGTATTATTTTTACAAGGTCTTTTTTGGTCATAATAACTCCTATGTTGTTTTGACTATATTACTTAAAATTGTTTTAATTTTTGGTTTTAATAAATTTACACCTGAAACTAATAAAGGACTTGTTACTCCTAATACTGTTCCAGGTACGGGTGATGTTTTTGCAACTTCATCAAACAAATCTATTAATTCATTTAATATTTCAACTAAATTATCTCCTTTAACCACTGGTTGTAAGTTGTTATCAACTCTACTTCCTAATCTAATATCATCTCCTTTAATAAATATACTGTCAGATTTTATTAGTATATTTTTTCCCTCAATCTTCTGTCCTTCAAAGGATTTTCCACGTAATCCATCTGAAGTTAAGTAAATTGAACTATCGTCTTCGTCAATGTTCTCAGTAGTGAAATCACCTTCACCCGTATCTATATTTGTTCGTATCTTAATCGAGGGTACATTATGGTGACCATCAAAATGTATTGACTGGCCAAATCTGCCTTCATATAAAACACAACCTTCACCTATCTCAAGTGGTTTAACATTTTTTCTTTCAAATGTTTCCCCGTATTTAGTATTCTTTACATAACCACCACTAGCACCTGGTATAGAATTTTCATTAATAGAACCCTTACGATTTATAGTACTTGTGTAATAATGTTGTCCATTATATTCTATGACAACTACGTGTTCACCTACAACAGGTACAGCAACTACATTAGGTATTAATGATTTAACTATACCACCAAGTATTTCTTGACTTGGGTTATTTATAAAACTTCCTCTTACTGAACCACGATTTAGAGGTTCATTTAATATTACTTCTGTAACCTCAAACGCTTCAGATTCGTGATAATCGTATTGTGAAGCTTTAATTAATTTTTTTACATAAGAACTTATTTCAGATGGCCTAGCTAAACGTGGTAATGGTATAGATGTAGATGTATCTATAGTTTTTTTTTCTTTCCAAGCCATTTAATCTACCTCTTTTACCGATTCAATTCTGTTTTGTATTTTATCTGATTCTATTTGTATGTCTTTTATAGTATCTTCCATACCTGAAAGTAGTTGTTCTTTTTCTTTTTCTGATAACCCAAATTCATCATCTGAACCAACTTTACCCTCAGCTGAAATAAGTCGTTGTACGATACTAGCTAACTTAACAAGTTGGTCATCGTTCTTTACATTTATTTCTAAATACTCTTTAATCATAGGTACTATTTGAACTGCTGTATCGCCATCTTTGATAAATGAAACAAGTTCTTTTGTTAATACTTCTAATTGTTTGCGATTAAACTCTGTATTGTCGTAAATGTCTTTAAATAATGATGAT